GCCCTCCTTTATTGGGTTCCCTAGATCGGCCATGAAAACAAAGGTAAAACGAGATTCCGCGACTGCTGCCGCTGCTGTTCGGGCGATGGTTGGCGCTGCCACTGACTTGCCTGATCCGCCGGCGCATTGTCGGTTGCGGGACGGTGATCGGCCGTTTTGGGATGGAATTGTGCGCGCGCGTACGCGAGACGACTGGTCCGAGGCTGACTTGGTGGTAGCGGCGCAGTTGACCCGGTGTCAGGCGGATATCGAGCGGGAGTCAGAGACGCTTGATGCCGAGGGCACGGTAGCGATGAATGAGCGTGGAACGCTGGTCTGTAACCCTCGGGTATCGGTGCTCGAACAGCTTGCCAGGCGTGAGATGGCATTGATGCGGACGCTTCGCATGGGCGGGGTTGCCCGTGGGGATGCGAGGGACGGGGTCGGGGAAGTGAAGCTGCAGCGGCAGTCCGAGAAGCTACGCAAGGAACTTGAAGGCGACGAGCTGCTGGCGTGAAAACGTTAACACGGGGCGAGAAGGTCTGCGCGTTTATCGATCGGTACTGCCCAACGCCCGAGGGCGAGCATATTGGGAAGCCGATGAAGCTGGAGCCATTCCAGCGGCGGTTCATCCTAGAGATTTACGATAATCCCTACCTGACGCACACGGGGATTCTGTCGATCGCCCGGAAGAACGGCAAGACCGCACTGATTGCGGCGATCCTGCTGGCGCACATTGCCGGCCCCGAGGCTGTGCAGAATTCCCAGATTGTGAGCGGCGCCCAGTCCAAGGACCAGGCGGCGGTGATCTTCGAACTGGCGCGGAAGATGGTGGACTTGTCCCCAACCCTATCCAAGCTGGTGCGGATTCAGCCCAGCGGTAAGCGGTTGATTGGGTTACGGAAAAATGTTCTCTATCGCGCCTTGGCAGCGGAAGGCAAAACGGCGCATGGACTATCGCCGATCTTGGCTATCTTGGACGAAGTGGGGCAGGTCGTCGGTCCTGTGGATAAGTTCGTCACGGCGATCACAACGGCGCAGGGCGCGTACCAGAACCCTCTTCTCATAGCGATTTCGACGCAGGCGCCGACTGACGCCGACATGTTCTCAACGTGGATTGACGCGCAGAAGGCTGCTGCTGATCCGCGAGTGGTGTGCCATGTCTACGTGGCGCCCGAGGATTGTGACTTGATGGACAAGGCGGCGTGGGCTGCTGCAAACCCGGCTTTGGGCAAGTTCCGGTCGATGGCCGACGTAGAGAAGCAGGCCAAGCAGGCCATGGCCATGCCGGCGAATGAGCCGGAGTTTCGCAACCTGATCCTGAATCAGCGGGTTGAGGCCGTTAGCCCGTTCGTGTCGCGTAGCGTGTGGGAGTCAAACGGGGCAGCACCCGAGGCGACAGCACCAAAGGCTAAGATTTATGCTGGCCTGGACCTTTCGAGCGTGGCCGATTTGACAGCATTGATCGGAGTTGACGAAGCGGGCGGCGTGCATTCGACCTTTTGGTTACCGAAGGAAGGATTGGCCGAGAAGTCGCGGAAGGATCGCGTCCCTTACGACTTCTGGGAGAAGCAGGGCTTCCTGCATACAACGCCAGGCAAGGCCATCGAATACGAGTTCGTCGCGGAGTACCTGCGCGGGTTCTTTGATCGGTTTGACGTGCAGACGCTAGGTTTCGACCGGGCGCTGATGAACTTCTTGAAGCCATGGCTGATTAAGGCTGGATTCACTGACGCCGAGTTGGGCAAGTTCAAGGAGTTTGGGCAAGGAACATTGAGCATGACGCCGGCGCTGCGCGAGCTCGAAGTCAAACTGCTGAACAAGGCATTGCGCCACGGCAATCATCCGGTTTTGAGCATGTGCGCTGCTAACGCCAAGGTCATCGGTGATTCTGGTGCGCGCAAGTTCGACAAGAAGCGCGCGCGTGGCCGAATCGACGGAATGGTGGCTCTGGCCATGGCTGTTGGGGTGATGCCAAGTGTTTCCGATCCGCCGACGTATCAGGTATTTGTTGCATAGATCATTCAAACCTACCGAGACAGGCCCGCGCAAGCGGGCTTTTTCATTTCATGAACGCTGACCGCGCGTATTCGATCTTGAACGTGAAGGCGATGGATGACGCTCGCCGCACGTTGTCTGGCATTGCCACCAGTCCGACCACCGATCGCGTCGGCGACGTTGTTGAGCCGATGGGCGTGAAGTTCAAGAATCCGATGCCTTTGCTGTGGCAGCACGACGCGAAGAAGCCAGTCGGCTGGGTCCGCTTCGGCAAGGCGAACAAGGACGGTATTCCGTTCGAGGCGGAGATTGCCAACATTGAGGAACCCGGCACGCTGAAGGATCGCGTGGACGAGGCGTGGCAGTCGGTGCGGGCAAAGCTGGTAACGGCGGTGTCCATCGGCTTCCGGGCAGTCAATAACCAAGTTGAAATGATTAAGGGCGGCGGTATCCGTTGGCTGGAAACCGAAGTCATGGAATTGAGTCTTGTCACGATCCCGGCGAACCCGGACGCGACGATCACCAGCATTAAGCAGTATGACCAAGCGCAAATGCGAGCCGCGTCCGGCACCGCGCGCGTGGTCAGTTTGACGAGTGGCACTCCCGGCGTCCCGGGACCGACGAAACCCGCATCCCGCGGCTTCGTGCAACTTATCCCGAGGAATCCAAAATGAGAACGTATCAAGAGCAGGTCGCTGACCTGGAGAACACTCGCGCCGCCAAAGCGGCCCGCGCCGAAGCGATCATGGCTAAGGCCATGGACGAAGGTCGATCGACTGACGAAGCCGAGGCTACCGAATTCGACGAAGTACAAACCGATCTGAAGAAGATCGACGAGGATCTGGTTCGCTTCGGCGCGCTGGCGAAGGCCGCTTTGGCCAAGGCCACGTCGATCGTTGCCGCTCCGGATGGGGATGCGGCGGCGAAACTGCGCCAAGGCATCAACGTGGTGCAGATGGGCAAGAGCAATCTGCCTCCTGGCGTCCGGTTTGCCCGTTACGCTATGTGTATCGGCGCATCGAAGGGCAATCTGATGCAGGCGGAAATGATGTCCCGCCGTTTTGATGACTCCACGCCGGAAGTCGGTATGGCGTTGAAGGCTGCGGTTGCGGCCGGCACGACGCAAGACGCGACATGGGCATCGCCGCTGGTTCAGTTGCAGGAAATGGCGTCGGAGTTCGTTGAATTCCTGCGCCCGCAGACGGTACTGGGCCGCATCCCGGGCATCCGTAACGTCCCGTTCAACATCAAGTTCACGCGGCAGACCGCTGGCACGACCGGCACGTTTGTTGGTGAAGGCCTGCCGAAGCCGCTGGGCAAGATGGACTTCGAACTGTTGACCATGCCGTTCGCGAAGGCTGCGACGATCGTGGTCATGACCGAAGAACTGATGCGCTTCTCCAACCCGCAGGCCGAAGTGCTGGCGCGCGATGATCTGGCGAAGGGCATTGCGCGGTATCTCGATCTGCGGTTCCTGGACCCGGCGTATGCGGGTGTGGCCAACGTTTCGCCGGCATCGATCACGAACGGCGTGACGCCGATCGCGTCAACGGGTACGACGGTGGCGTTGATTTCAGACGCGGTCGAGGCGGCGATGGGATCGTTCATCACGGCCAATCACAGTCTCGGCGGGCTGGTATGGGTGATGAACCCGGCGACGGCGCTGTCACTGTCGTTGAAGCGGACCTCGCAAGATGTGTTCGCGTTCCCGACGTTGTCGGCCACTGGTGGCACGTTCTTCGGCTATCCGGTGATCACGTCCAACAATATCGCGCTGTCGGCATCCCCGACGGAGTCCTTCGCGATCCTGATGGACCCGAGCGACATTCTGTTGGCGGACGGCGGGCTGCAGATCGACATGAGCATGGAGGCATCGCTGCAGATGAGTGATACCCCGTCCAGCGCGGCGTCGAGCATGATCAGCTTGTGGCAGTCCAATATGGTCGCACTGAGAGCGGAGCGGTTCATCTACTGGATGAAGCGTCGTAGCACTGCCGTTGCGGTGATCACCATGAACTCTGCCTGGTAAGAGCCATCACCCGCCCCGGCTTATCTACAAGCTGGGGCGGTCTTTTTTCGAGGGGTCACATGAAGCGAAAGATGATTGCCGATGCAAAACTCCGGCAGGATGGCGTGTGGTTCAAGTGCGGCGATGTATTTGAATGCACGGATACCGATGCGGATGACCTGAAGTCGATGGGCATGGCCCATGAGGCCGAAGAACCGGCCAAGCGCCAGTACCGCCGTCGGGACATGACCGCTCAATAATGGAACTATTCGGACTGACAATCGCGCGGACGAAAGCGCTCACGGCTGTGCGCGGCGGTTCGTCGTGGTGGCAAAGCATTCGCGAGCCATTTACTGGCGCGTGGCAGAAAAACATGGAGTGCGAGACGCCTAAAAACATCCTCGCATTCTCGGCGGTGTACGCCTGCATTTCGCTCATCTCTAACGATATTGCGAAATTGCGGGTAAAGCTGGTGGAGCGGCTTGATAGCGGGATTTGGGTTGAGACGGAGAGTTCAGCATTCAGCCCAGTGCTGCGGAAGCCGAATCGTTATCAGACGCGCATCCAGTTTCTGTCGCAGTGGATCACGTCCAAATTGTTGTATGGCAACACCTACATTCTGAAGGATCGAGACCAGCGCGGCGTAGTTACCGACCTGTATGTACTCGACCCCAAGCTCGTCATGCCGTTGGTTGCTAGTGACGGCAGCGTCTACTATGAATTGAAACGCGACGATCTGACCGGCGTAGTCGATCAAATTACGCTGCCGGCCGGCGACGTGATCCATGATCGGATGCTGGCCTTGTGGCATCCGCTGATTGGTGTTTCCCCTATCTACGCTTGTGGATCATCTGCAACGCAAGGTATCCGCATTCAAAACAACAGCGCGCGGTTCTTTGAGAACATGAGCCGACCAAGCATCCACTTGTCGGCGCCGGGAACGATTGACGACGTGACAGCGGCGAGAATTAAACGGACTGCTGAGGAAGCAACAAGCGGATCGAACATTGGCCGCATCCTGGTCACGGGGTCGGACATCAAGATGGATGTGATGACCATTCCCGCGTCGGACGCCCAGTTGATCGAGCAATTGCGCTGGACCGTTGAGGATGTGGCGAGATGCTTCCATGTCCCGCTGCACAAGCTGGGCATGGGTCAGCCGACATTGAGCAACATCGGCGCACTGAATCAGGACTACTACACGCAGACGTTGCAGACCATGATCGAGTCGATTGAACTCCTGCTGGACGAGGGGTTGAATCTCGACAAAGTGCCCGGCAAGACCTTGGGCACGGAGTTGGACCTTGAAGGTCTGCTGCGGATGGACCCGCTATCTCGAGCGGACACGGCGGAGAAACTTGTTCGCGCATCCGTGTGGGCGCCGGACGAAGCACGGCTTACTTTCAATCTTGGGCCTGTCGATGGTGGGGCGTCGCCGATGGCGCAGCAGCAGAACTACAGCCTGGCCGCGCTGGCGAAACGCGATGCCCAGCCGGACCCGTTCGGGACGGCCGCGAAGCCGGCCACTGCGGAGCCGGTTCCCGAATTGCCGGCGCCTGATGA